GGTGTAGGTACAGTTGTTTGGAATACCACTAATTTTCCATTATCGAATGTTGTTCTTGACCAACTGGATATATTGTCTTTAGTTTGCATTGCAACAACAAGCACATTGTCACATATCTTTACAGTATCGTTGTCGTAACTTCGGTAAAGACGCATTTAACGACAGAGCAATCTAAACAAAGAAAGGACACTATTATGGACAAGAAATTTCATACACTGGCAGTGCAGATCGCATTTAACGCAATGCCAGCATCTTACAAAGAGAAGTTTTTGACAGACTTCTCTTTTGACCTTTTATTAGAAGCTGCCGACATCCCATACGAAGGGGACACGTTCGGAGAGAACCAATCGTTGCATCGTGGGCACTGTCTCAAACTGTACCTTAAAGGAAGAGATTTGCACAAGATCGGGGACAGCAATATCTTAGAAGAACTGTCCCTCTACAGTGCTGGGGTAAATGAAGCTTCTAAGCAGGGGAACGATCTGGTTGTCCGGTACAACATTGCCAAAGGGTGCCACTTCATTGTTGACTTAGCAACTTACTGCCACGTTAATGAAAGCACCTGGGACAAATACCATACCAAATTTGAAGATTTGTCTTCCGTATGGATCGAATATCATCAAGGATTAGTTGCAGAACTTGTCCAAAGGTATAAGCCTGACCCGATGAGAAGTGTACCTAACCGTTGCCGGAAGATTGCCGATGATGCTTTCTTTGCCAGCATGGACTACCTTCCTGCATTAAAGCGAAACGGACAAATCACTGACCTTCAATGGGCAGGAATGACCGTTCAGCATTGTTACAATCTGATGGACTGGTTTAGCACATTCGAGAAATTCCTCTAAAACGCCCATAAACGCAAGGTACAATCATACCGACCCATATGATCTGACTCAACACAAGGCATCCTCAGAGGTGCTTTTTTTTGTATAACGGAATCTAAAGGAGGAAAAATCAATGACATTTCCAATAGTAGTAAATTTAATCCCAGGTCTAGACAAGATTGCCTACGATGGCGGTGTGGGTAAGTATGTCGGAGTTGTAGCACATTCTACAGCTAATACAGGGGACAGTGCTGATGGAGAACGTAATTACGAGCTTACGACTTGGAAGTCGGCCTTCGTTCACTTCTTCGTTGATGATGTGAAGATTGAGCAAGTAGCCAGCACGGACTATGTTTCATATGGAGGAGGTCACACAGCAAATCACGCAGGGTTCGTTCAAGTAGAGCTTTGCCAATCTGCCGATGCTGGAAAGTTTGCCTCTGCCTATGCTAAATACGTTTGGCTATTAGCTTACTTGCTATTTGCTAGAAAGCTAGGAGTTACCAATAACGGAACTCTAATGTCTCATGCTCAAGTAAGTGCAAAGTGGAAAGAGACTGATCATACGGATCCGATTGCTTACCTAGCTACTCACGGAAAGACTTGGACAAACGTGGTTGCTGACGTAATTACTGAATATCAAAAAATGCAAGGAGTGATTTCAGTGACCGTTGCAACAAATTCAATTGGTACCCTCGTTATCACGACCAAAGCTGGTCTGAATCAAAGAGCAAGTGCTGGCACTTCTTCAGCCGTTGAAGCTGTAATTCCATACGGTGCTGTATGTAATACTATTGCCGTAGTGCCGAACTGGTATGAAGTTGATTATAACGGAAAACAAGGTTGGGTTTCTAGCCAATATGTAACCTTCACTGCAAAACCTGTTCCTGTTGTTCCAGTCGTTGTGGTGCCTGTAGTTGTGCCTGTAGTCGTTACCCCTATTGCCTTGAACTATGAAGAAGAAGTTATCCGTGTAATGGTCGGGGGCAAGCAAGTTACTGCTCTGACTGGGATCACGAAAGCTACTCTCTATGCAAAGTCTAATTTCCCTGGACAAATGGTGGTTCTGACCTGTGTTAAGGATAGCAAGAATTGGTCAATATCCGTCCCTGTAATCGTTGTTCCAGTAGTGGTGGTCCCTGTAGTTACCCCTGCTCCTCCAGTTCTTATTACAGAGGTAAATGTACCCATAGTTGTTCCAATAGCTCCAGTGGTGCCTGAGGTTCCTGTGGCTATAGTAATCCCTGTTGTGCCAGTACCAGTCATTCCAGTTGTTCCAGTAATTCCAGTGTTGCCAGGGGTTAATATCACAGACGTTATTAACGACCCTGACTTCATTGTGCTATTAAATCAAACCAGTGTATTCCTTAATAAAATGTTTGGAGGTAAGTAATAATGGATTTTTCATCTTTGATTCTCACGACTCTTCAAAGCTTGATCGGCCTCGGTGTATCTGTACTGATTCCTGTTATAGTAAAAGGATTGTTGAGCAAAATATCTCGAGAAAATCTCAGCAAATATGCATCTATGGCAAGCATTGCAGTCCTAGCTGTTGAGCAAACGATGGGCAGTGCTAGTGCCATAGAGAAAAAGAAAGCTGCCGAACAGAGATTGTCACAAATGGCTAAAGGTGCTATCAGTGGAGAACAGATTGATCATCTATTAGAAAGCTCAGTCTTCATGATGAAGCAAGAGTTTGACCTTGCCATTGCTCCAGTTGAGCCAGTACCCCTCACTCACGATTATAGCTTAGACCCAGTATCCCTTTTCGTTCCTATTACTGTCCCAGTAGAAGCTCCAGTAGAGACCCCTGTCGGCTAATAAAGGATAATAAACGTAAAAAGCCCCTCTCTCCGTATGATTAACGGAAGGAGGGGCATCTTTTTTTTTATTCTGCTTTCCAAGGGGATCCATCTTCATTTGTGATCAAGAACAGTTCATTCGGCATTACATTAAACCCACGACAAAGCTTTTCGATTGTCTCCAGCTCTATTCGAGGGGTTGTTCCTTTTTCATGAATCAGTTTAGCAATATGTTGACGATGCAGTCCTAAAAATTCTCCCAGCAATACATGGGATGGGAGGCCTTTTTCTTCTGATAACTCAGCAACTGTTGTCCTAATCATGGTGCCCCAGACCACCTTTCACTTCTTACATTCTAGTTTAAAGAATAAAGAATGTCAAGTGGCCCACTGTTTCCTACTTATATTCGTATGAATCTTCGTACATCTGTTGTTCCTTGCTCCGTTGACGTTCCATTGTATAGACCGAAATGATCTTGTACTCTTCAGTCTTCAGTGAGATGTAGTTCCTCAAGATAAAGTTTGCAGCCCTTTCTAACACAGGAGGAGGTGGAAATTTACCGTATTCTTTCCGATGCTCCTCTACATAATCATTTACTAACTTGATTCGTTCTTCATCGGTCATCTCAGGATCAGCAGCCATCCGAAGCTCTCTCCACTTCATCTTGGCCTTACTGGTGGAATGGTTCGGATCGGTGAAGAAGATCAATGCTGTTCCTCCTCTTCCTCATCCATTGAGCTCATTGCATCCCCATACCCAGACCAGTTATCCACTCCATAACATTCTAAAGCTATCAGCTTATCTTCTGCCTTTGATAATTCTATATATCTTTTCTCAGTAATTGTTATAGTCTTACTTTTAGTCATTGTGCAGCCACTCCGTTCAGCTCTCTATAAATCTTCAGTACTATAAGTTCAATATGCTTTGAAACGGCTTGCTGGCTGATCTCCATTGTGGCAGCAACCTCTTCCTGGGTGTACTCTTGTAGGAACCGTAAAAGGTATACTCTCTTCTGTTGATCAGTTAATCTAGCCTTCTTTGTGGCTTCCTTCATGTCTGCAATTAAGCAGACGGCATCTGTATTACCACGTTCAATGGCATTCTGAAAAGAAAAAAAGTGCTCAAGAATGTTTTGAACACTTGCTTTCGTGTATTCAATTTCTACGTCCAGTGCTTGCATTTGCTCTTGCTTCCTCTCTCTTATTATTTTGGTAGAACTACTTCAAAGGTTTTATATTGAACTCCGAATTTCTTTGCTTCACGAACATTGCTATGCCCTACATACAGATCCAAGTGAGAACCCTTGATAGCTCCTCCTCGGTCTTCAACGAGATAATGAATGCCAGTCTTTGTATCAATTAGGACCGTGCCAAACGGTATATCTGAGGGAGCTGCTATAGTCTTATAGGCAGTTGCTTTTTTGCCTGAAGCTGTAATGCTGTTCCCAACTTCTCCTGAGTCAGTGCCTGTGTAGGCTGTAACCATGAAGGTTCTTATATGGACATTAGACTTGGCTGATCTGGATGGTTGTTGTTCCATCTTGGGCAATTTAGTTCTGATCGGTTTGATATCTTCTATAGTCGGCACTATTGCTATTACTTGAATGGGCTTAATTGGTGGGGTTGCTTTCGGTTGATCGTTTCCCAAAGGCAGAACAGAGACAGAAGCCACTGAAACTGTTATAATCAGCACTACTGCCAAACGTCCAATCTTTCTTAACAAGACCTATTCCTC